TGAGTTCAAGATGTTTCCTGTTGTTCCCATGGGTGGAGTTATTGATCCCAAGAATTTTGATGACAGTTACTTGACAACTGTAATCATGGATGAGTGCATTATCCCACCGAATTCATTCGTGTTGTCGTGCTCACAGGAGACATTCAAAATCCCTAGGGACATTATTGCCATTGTGTTAGGCAAAAGTACTTATGCCAGATGTGGGATTATTGTTAACATAACTGCTCTTGAACCAGAATGGGAAGGACAGGTGACGATCGAGATTTCCAATACCACACCTATCCCAGTCAAGGTTTATGCAGGAGAAGGTATCGCTCAGGTGTTGTTCTTGCGAGCTGAGTCTTTGTGTGATGTTTCTTATGCAGACAAGAGGGGTAAGTATCAAAATCAGACAGGCGTAACATTAGCTAGGAGCTAATATGTCGGATATGATATTACGAAAACCAGAAGATTTAGTCGGTACCCACACAGATTTAGTTCTTGAGTGGTATGGAAGACCTTACAGAATAACTGTGCTGGGTAGAGATGATAATGGGATGGTGGTTCGTTGGCATTACAAAAATTTTCGTTTGAGAATAGCAAAAATTGTAGGAGAAGAACCTATAAATAATAAGAAAGTTGATGTTTATGCAGTCACAGAAGTATTTATGAAGAATAAGGAGAGTAAAGATGGAAAATGATCCAAAAACAGTAAAATCTGTAATCGAAGAGATTTCTGGTTCCACAATTATTGTCCGTACCATGAAGGGTGAGAAGAAGAAATTCGATATTGGAAATCTTTTCAACATAGATCAGGAAAGTATATCGAATGAATTTGCCACCCAAGCATCCATGTATGCATTCTTTGCCATTCTTGCTGCTGATGCAGACAGAATTGCTGCCATGAAATCCTTGCTTTATGATCAAGAAGCTGCATCTGCAGATGAGCAGTATCGTGCACAATTGACACTTGATGGTACGAAATTTACTGAAGCTGTTATCAAGTCTATGATTGTGCGTGATGAATCTTGCTACAAGGCATTGTCTGAGAAGGAAGATGCAGATTACGATTTGAATATTTTGAAGGCAATTGTAAGAGCGTTCGAACAACGTGCCATGATGCTGCAGTCGTTGGGATCACAATTGCGACACGAGTATGACATGCAAGGCATGACTACCAGAGAATCTGCAATGAATAAAACATCTGAGAATCTCAAAGAGACAATCAATGCTCGCAGAAGACTAAAGAGTTCTGATTAACAAGTTATATTGAATAAGAGAATGAGCGAAGGTAAATCCTAAGGCTCGAACTCAATTTTACAAAGGAGAATGATATGGGAACTGGTAAAGATGTGAAGTCTGCTCGTGTTGACCGTCTCGCAATGTTACGAGACAAATTGGCGAAAACAGATTTACGTTCTGGTGGTGGTGGATTCTTCTCCCCACCTGATGGAAGGTCTGTTATTCGTATTATGCCTGAAGTTGGTGAGATGCAATTCTTTTATCAACAGGTTGGGTCTCACATGCTCCCTGGTAGTGAGAACAGAAAGCAATTCTACTGTCCCAACTTTACCAGTGAGGGAGAGCTTGATTGTCCCATCTGTGATTATGTTGAAGAATTGAAAAGATCTGGTGACAAGGCATCCTTGGCATTGGCATCTGCCTTACGTGTAAAACGTAAATTCTGGATGAATGTCATTGATCGTGATCATGAATCTGTTGGACCGCAAATTTTCACTCCTGGTGTTATGGTGTTTGGTCAAATCTCCAGCCTTATCAGTGATCCAGATTACGGTGATATTTTCGATGTTGACAAAGGAATTGATATCATCATCGAACGTAAAGGCAAGAATTTGGAAACTGAGTATCAAGTAAAACCTCGTCGAGATTCTTCACCACTGTCTGAAGATGAAGATACCTTGAATGAGTGGCTTGAGAAAGCTCGTGATCTTACTCCAGTGGAAGTTTCGGATGATCCTGAAGAAGACAAAGAACTCACAAAGGGACATATCTTGTTTATTGTTCCTTATGATCGTTTGAAACGTGAGTTTGAGAATGTTGATTCCGATGTTGATTCGGATGAAGATGAAGATGATCGTCCTGTTCGAAAAACAGCTGCACCTTCTCGAAGAATTGTTTCAAAGACTTCTGCACCTGCACCGAAGCGCAGAGTTGCTGTTGAGCCTGAAGAAGAAGATTTAGAAGATGCCATTGAAGAAGAGGAAGATGAAGATGAAGTGCAGAAGGAAATGGTAACCAGAACTGCACGTCGTCACCTACGAAGATAAGATTCTCTGTTGTTGCATAAGGACGGTTGAGAACCAAATTCAACCGTCCTTTAGGAAAATATTATGAAAATTCTTCACTTCTCAGATTCTCACATAGGAATAGATACTCACGGCTCAATAGATCCTGAAACAAAATTGAACATAAGAGTGTTGGATGCATTAGATTCTCTGGATGCTATGATAGACATGGCTGTCGAAGAGAAAGTTGATATAGCACTTTTCGCTGGTGATGCTTTTCATAGACACAGTCCTACACAATCTTATGTTAATGAATTTGGAAGACGGATGTTACGATTGAGACGACAGTGTCCGGTCGTACTTCTTGTAGGTAATCATGACATGCCTGGTGGTGATAGAGCATCAGCATTGGAAATTTACAAGACATTGGAAGTGCAAGATATTATCGTTGGAAATAAGTGTGAGTTGTTGAAGATAGAAACAAATTCTGGAATCTTGCAAGTAGTAACAATACCTTATCCCAACAGAACATGGCTTGACTCAAAAGATGTGTACAGAAATTCAGCAGAAGTTGTCTCCAGAATGTTGAAGGAAGAGACAGCATTGAGGATACGTAACCTGGCGTCTCAAGTTGATACAAAGTTACCTGCAGTGATGCTTGGACACTTTACAGCTGAGGGTTGTCAGTATAGTTCCGAACGTTCTGCATTTATTTCCAACTCAGATGCTGCTGTGTCTTTGGATGAGTTGTTGTTACCAGTGTGGGATTATGTCGCACTGGGACATGTACATAAGCATCAGGATGTTTCTAAAGGCATAGAAGGTGTTCCTCCAGTTGTTTATTCTGGTTCTTTGGATAGAGTAGACTTTGGTGAGGAGAAGGACAAGAAGGGATTTGTGTTGATTGACATAGTTAATAAACTAACTTCTTGGGAATTTATTGATGTGAATGCAAGACCTTTCAAGACTTTGGAGTATCATGTTATAGGTAAAGATTCAACTAATAAAATATTGGATAAAATTGAAAATGTGAGTAATTTAGAAGGTGCAATTGTGCGTGTAATAATTACTCCTGAGGATGAGTTGACTAAATTGTCAATAGACGAGGGAGAGATAAAAGAACTTTTAGTGTCAAGGGGTGTATTTTGGATAAATTCATTCACAATAAAAAGACCAGAAAATTTTAGTGAGGAGAAGAATTCAAATCGTTCTGTTGTAATAACTACAGAGATGTCTAGGATGGAGATGGTTACGTCTTATCTTAGAGGGATTGGTAAGGAAGGCAAGGATTTAGATTCTCTTGTCAAATTGTATTCTAATATTGCTAATACATGTGAGGTTGAAAATGTCTGAAGAATTGCTTGGAAATATCATGAAAGATCTTACAACAAAGAAATCTCACAAATTTGATGTGAGTTTGTTGTCTGATGAAAATTCTCCATGCGTTGTGTCTGAGTGGTTGTCAACAGGTTGTCTAGCCTTGGATACCATTATGGGTGGTGGATTACCTTATGGGAGAATCACAGAAATTTATGGTGACAATTCAACTGGTAAATCATTAATCGCAGCACAGCTGGCAGCTATCGCACAACAGGATGGTGTCATTGTTGTATATGCAGATACAGAATCTGCTGTTAGTATTAAAATCATGGAAGCTGTTGGAGTAGATATTAAGAATCTTATTTACTCCTCTCCAGACACTATTGAGGAAATTTTTGATCTGTTCCAAAGTTCTATTGAATCCAAGGCATCAAGATCTAAAGATACAAGGATGTTGATTATTTGGGATTCAGTAGCTGCTACTTCATCCGATGCAGAAATGGTTGCAGAGTATGGAAAATCTGCTATGGGACGACATGCTGCTTTGATTTCACAAGCAATGAGAAAGTTTACAAGAATTTTGGCAAAAGAACATGTTGCTGCATTGTTCCTAAATCAGACTCGTGAAAAAATTGGAGTTATGTTTGGTGACAATGTTACAACCTTTGGTGGTAAGGCAATTGGATTTCACTCTTCTATAAGAATACAGCTCAAGATGGGACAAAAGATTAAAGAGGGTGGTAAGATTGTTGGTATTGAATCTCGTGCCAATTGTGTCAAGAATAAGTTGTCCCACCCATACTTAT